CAGCTAAAAACGCATTAGATATGAAGGCCAACGTTATGGGTGGCAAGGCTATCAAACGATAAATACAAGTAATAGGAATTACGGGGATTCAAATGAGAAAACAAGAGATAGAAGAAGGGTTAGGCGAATTGGCAGATGTTGCCGAACGTGATCACGAAGTACAAATGGCCCGTGCTGAACTATACAAACTAGCAAAGTATGCTATCAAACTACACGACAAGCTAAAGAGTGTTAGCGAACGTGAAGGTTTGGAAGGTTGGGTACAATCTAAAATTACTAAATCAGCAGATATGATTGGTAGTGTATATCATCACTTAGATTATCAAGAAGTAGATGACCAGCCTATGATGGACTTAGAGCTTCCTGCTAAAGAAATGGCAGAAAGCGGCTTACAAGCTCATATTGGTGATAAAAAATATGGCAAAGCTGGCATGGACAAGCTAAGAAAAGCTGGACGTGATGGCGGTGGTGAAGAAGCCAAAGGTAAGATTAAAGATAAGATACTAGGTAAGAAAACTAACGAAGCATCATCATGCGATTGTAACTGTGGTAAAGCAATTTGCGAAAGCTGTGGTAAGCCTCATCATAAAAAGAAAGATAAATCTTACAAAGAATCACTTCAAGCTAAATTAGAAGGCAAATTTAAATCAGCTGCACAACGTAAAGCAGTACACGCCGCTAAAGCTTCAGGCAAAAAATAAAATGGATTACGCAGCACTACAGCAAAAACTATTTGATATAGAACCAACTGATCGAGCAGAAGACTTACGTCAACTAGCTGGGTCTGCTGGTAGTAATACGCAGGAAAGTGTGCAACCCCAGCAAAACATCGTGCAGGAAAGTGCAAACGTACAAGAAGGCACTATGCCTGTTGAAGGTGATTACAGTTTAAATGACTTTGCTAAACTAGCAGGTGTTAAACTTAATGAAGGTCCTGTAGATGCTTGGAAGGCTGGCTTCAATAACTATAACAAAACAGACGGCATTAAAAAGGCTATGAAGGCAATGGGCGATGGTCCAGCGGATAAGTCTAAAGACAAAGACAAAAAACAATCTGCTTCTAGTAATGTAAGTTCAAGCTTGTGGAAATCTTTCTTAAAAGAGCACACAGCAGGTCTACAAAAAATTGCATCTAATCCTCGCAAGAAGGCAGAGTTTGACAAGTTTATGGCAAAGATGGGCGAAAGTGTACAAGAAGCTCCTAAACCAAAGAATAAAAACACACGTCATCGTAAAGATTTAGACGACCTTGAAAGAACAATTCGCCAATCAAAAGATGGCATGGACAAAGACACACAAGCACATATTAATAAAAAGCGTAAAGAACTTACTCTAAACAACTCAGTTAAAGTTGAATCCATCAAGTCCCGACTCTGGGACGCATTAAACTCAAAATAATACTTGACAACCTCCAAATAATGTAGTATAATAGTTATATTGCATCTACTACCTAATGGAGGAATTTATGAGCGATAGAACCTATGGCGCTGAAGAGAAGGCCAAACTAGAACGTCTTGTTAACGAAGGCGTTACAGTACTACAAGAGATTGAAGATTTAAGCGGCGGCTTAAAAGAAACTGTTAAAGCAGTAGCCGAAGAATTAGACATGAAACCTAGTCTAATTAACAAAGCAATTAAGATTGCACAAAAAGGTGATTGGTCACGAGTATATGACGAATTTGATGATTTAGAAACACTTGTTACTACGGTGGGCAAGGATAAATGATTATAGCAGTTCAAACTTTCTTTAAGAAAATCATATCGTACTTTGGCGAAACATATAAACTATCGCCTGTAATTTTCTATGCAGAGTTAATTGAACTTGTTTTACTAGTAGGTGCAAGTATTGTCCTAACTGTGACTGTACTTGATCCTGCTACACAGTGGTTTATTCCACTGTACTTAGTTGGAAGCCTATTTGGTCTTACAAGTGCAATACTTCGTAGGGCAGGATTTGTTATATTGCTTTGTGGATGGTTTTCTATAATGAATATGATAGCACTCACAAGACTAATAGTCGATGCCCTATAATGATATATACTATTATAGATTCGCTCACTAACGAGCAAGCATGGTTAGCGTTGGCCTTAAGCAACGAGGAGGCAATAAATTGAGTTACGTAGACGCAATGTTTGATCGCGATGCTGATATTATCAGAGCAGTTGAACGCAGAGATGGTAAAAGACATTTTACCGAATATCAAGCAAAATATACATTTTACTATAAAGACCAAAGAGGCAAATACAAGAGTATCTTTGGCGATCCGTTAAGTCGTATCGTGTGCAAAAGCACAAAAGACTTCCGCAAAGAAGTTGCTATTAACAGAGACAAAGCTCTCTTTGAAAGCGACATTAATCCTATTTTCCAATGTTTAAGCGAAAACTATCTTAACCAAGATGCACCTAAACTAAACATTGCATTCTTTGATATTGAGACTGACTTTGATCCTGAGCGTGGCTTTGCTGATCCTAGTGATCCGTTTATGCCTATTACAAGTGTAAGTGTATATTTGCAGTGGCTCGACACAATGGTATGTTTAGCAGTTCCACCTAAGACACTTACTATGGAGCAAGCAAAAGCAGAGCTTGAAGGTATTGACAATGTAATGTTGTTTGAGAAAGAAGGCGAAATGCTTGATACCTTCTTAACACTTATTGAAGACAGTGACGTACTAAGTGGCTGGAACAGTGAAGGATATGATATCCCGTATATTGTTAACAGAACTAGTCGTGTACTAAGCAAGAATGACACACGTAGATTCTGCTTGTGGGGACAACTTCCTAAGAAGCGTATGTACGAAAAGTACGGCAAAGAAAGTGAAACGTTTGACCTAGTTGGTCGTGTACACTTGGATAGTTTGAACTTGTATCGTAAGTACACTTATGAGGAGCGTCACACATATCGACTGGATGCTATCGGCGAAGTTGAAGTGGGCGAGAACAAGGTTCCGTATGAAGGAACACTTGACGCACTTTACAACAATGACTTTCGTAAGTTTATTGAATATAACATTCAGGATACTGCACTACTTGACAAACTAGACAAGAAGCTTCGCTTTATTGATCTAAGCAACGAACTAGCACACAGCAACACAGTACTTCTACAAACAACAATGGGTGCTGTTGCAGTTACAGAGCAAGCTATTGTTAACGAAGCACACCACAGAGGCTTCCAAGTACCCAATCGTACAAAGCGTGATGACGAAGCTACACAAGCGGCTGGTGCATATGTTGCATTTCCTAAAAAGGGCTTGCATAAGTGGATTGGGTCAATGGATTTGAACTCACTGTATCCTTCAGTGATTCGTGCATTGAATATGGACCCTGCAACTATTATAGGACAAATACGTCCAGAGATTAGTGATGCTCGTGTACATGAAGACATGTTCTTAAAGAAGAAAAGCTTTGCCGGTAGTTGGGAAGGACGTTTTAGCACAGAAGAATACGAAGCTGTTATGGAGCAAAAGCGTGACATAGCACTTACTGTTGAGTTTGAAAACGGCGAATCAAAAGTAATGAGCGGCGCTGAAATTTATCAAGTAATTTTTAATTCTAACAAACCCTGGATGCTTAGTTCAAATGGTACTATCTTTACTACAGAACACGAAGGTGTTATTCCTGGATTACTTAAACGCTGGTATGCTGAACGTAAAGACTTGCAGAAGAATCTTAAAAAAGCAAAAGATGCAGGCAATGCAATCGAAACAGAATACTGGGACAAGCGACAGCTAGTTAAGAAGATTAACTTGAACAGTTTGTATGGTGCTATCCTTAATCCTGGTTGTAGATTCTTTGATAAGCGTATTGGGCAATCAACAACGCTTACTGGTCGTACTATTGTTAAGCATATGAGTGCAGAAGTTAACAAAACTATTACAGGAGTATACGATCACGTAGGTGATGCAATGATATACGGTGACACTGACTCTTGTTACTTTAGTGCATTTCCTACTTTAAAGAAAGATATTGATGCAGGTAGTATTCCTTGGAGCAAGGACAATGTTATTACACTTTACGATCAAGTATGTGAAGCAGCAAACTTAACATTTGAAGGCTTTATGTTAGAAGCATTTCATTGTCCAAAGAGTAGGTCGGACGTTATTGCAGCGGCTAGAGAAATTGTAGCACAGTCAGGTTTGTTTATTACTAAGAAGCGGTATGCGGCACTAGTGTATGATATTGAAGGCTTTAGGAGTGACACAGATGGCAAGCCAGGCAAAGTAAAAGCTATGGGATTGGACTTACGTAGATCAGATACTCCTGTGTTTATGCAAGAGTTTCTAAGTGAGCTATTACTTATGGTACTTACTGATAAGCCGCAGAAAGACATACTTGATCGTATTACAGAATTCCGTTTACAGTTTCATGAACGGCCTGGATACGAAAAAGGTAGTCCGAAACGTGCAAACAAAGTTGGCCACTATCGCCGCTTAGAAGAGAAGCAAGGTAAAGCTAACATGCCTGGGCATGTACGAGCAAGTATTAATTGGAATACGCTTAAACGTATGAACGGAGACAAGTACTCTGAAGAGATCGTTGACGGTATGAAAGTTATTGTTTGTAAACTAAAACAGAATCCGCTAGGGTACACAAGTGTTGCTTATCCAACAGATGAGATGCATATTCCTAGCTGGTTTAAAGAACTGCCATTTGATGATTTAGCAATGGCAGAGACTATTATTGATAATAAGTTAGACAACTTGATCGGAGTGCTTAACTATCCATTAGAGGATACAAAGCGTCATAACACGTTTAGTAGTTTGTTTGACTTCGGAGAATAAAAATGAAGATCAAACTAGAGATAGAAATTGATACAGAGAACGAACAGGACCTAAATACTATTGAAGAAATTATAGAAAAACTTCAAGAGTTAAAGGAAAGTCTATCATGAAAGTATCAATAAATGACATAGGAGGCCTAATTGCTAAGGAAGATGAACGTTATATAGTTAAAGATAACACTATCCTTAAC